ATATGGGATACCTCTCGAAGAAGTATTGCAAATCGTAATGGATAGCAACGATACGAAACTTGGCGCCGACGGTAAGCCTATTAAAGATGCTGACGGGAAGTTTCTGAAAGGTCCAAACTTCGAGCCGCCTGAGCCTGCAATCCGAGAACTACTTTTAGAGAGAATGACAAATGACACACCACATACTTAAATCTGTCGGTAAGCAATACGACAACATTGCTTCCGGCAAACGTAGCGCAATGAATCGATACAATGACCGTGGATTTTTGCCGGGAGATACGGCAACGTTACGCAAAGGTGAGTTGGATAACACAGTAGCCGAAGGGTTCCGATACACTGGCGAGCAGTACGATATTATTATTACCGATGTGGATGACTTCGGGTGTCAACCGGGGTACGTCACACTGTCAATAAATTCCGATAGCGTGCTGGTTGTTCATGACACGCCTGAGTTTTTAAAGGAGCAAGCGGAATGACAACGCTAACAAACAAAATAAGGGATGAAGTTAGAACCAAGTTACTGAAGGAAGCGTTCGAGCCAAAGTTTGCAGACTTGCGTAATCATATAGCTCAGCACGCGAGAGAATGGCGACATATCAATCACCCGGTATTTGAAGAACTTCTCAAGCATAAGGATACTGATAGATATTTAGACAAACGACCGTTTTATATGGTTAGAATAGGTATGGGTACCGCAAAGATTCCAAGCTATGATGACTCAGTTAACGATTACAAATTGAAAATTGATGAAGTTCTTGTGCCTAGCGCACATGCTGACAACTTTTACTTAGTAGACGATACTATACTTAATGAATATCATTCCATATGGGAGCGATATAAAAACGCAAGTGTTGAACTGTTCAAGGTGCTCAGATCATATCGCACGCGCGAGAAGCTACTTATGGATTTTCCTGAGTACGAAAAGTATTTACCGGCTATTGAAGTTAAGAAATTACCAGCGTTGATACCGTCCGAAGCGCGTGCCAAGCTTACGGCTTTAGGGATACCTGCGGGGAGGTAATATGGGAGTGCTTTATAAATTGACTTTTCCTAACGATAAAGTTTACATAGGCATGAGTACAGTTTCCTTGCTTAGCAGAATACACACTCATAGAAATAGGGCAAAAGCTGATAAACCTAAACTTATAGTTCATCGGGCTTGGAAGTTGTACGGAGAACCTTTGATAGAAACGTTAGCCGTTGTGGAGAACGACGATCTGCCAGCAACTGAGATAAGAGCTATTAAGGTGTTCAATTCGTTCGGCGCTGGTGGTTACAACTTAACACCAGGTGGGGAAACTAGCCCAATGAAGGTGCCTTCTGTAGTTGAAAAAGTTAGGGCGCTGGCATTAACACCTGAGAGGATTGCTAGAAACATTGAGGTTCATTTAGGATCGAAACGCTCAGCAGAAACTTGCAAACTGATATCGGAGACTTTAAAAGGTGTTGGTCTAGGGATACCTAAGAGCGTCGAACACCGAAAGAAGCTATCGGATGCTAATAAAGGCAAATCGTTTATTATTGGTAGAAAGCTGTCAGATAAAACTAAGCGTCAAATGTCTGAGTCAGCCAAGAAGTTTTGGCAAGAAAGAAAATTAAATGGGTACGGCAATCACGAGTGGTATTGGTCTGGAAGGAAACATTCCGAAGAAACTAAAGCTAAATTATCTGCTATTGCGAAAGCGCGATCTGCTAAAAATAAGGCTAATAATGAATAAGTTAGCGTTATATGACACAGAGTGTGTTAAGAACTATTGGCTTCTGAAGTTCCGACCGATCGGACAGAAGTCAATAGTTCTGAGGCTTCTTGCCGGGCAGTCATTTGATGCGCCGCGTATCCAGCTTATTCAATACCTATTCAAAGAACATACTTCGATAAGCTTTAATGGCATCAATTACGACGTTGCTATGATAACTGCTGCGATAAGCGGCTATACCCCGGAGCGTCTGAAGGTTATCAACGACCGTATGATTGTTGAGAAAATCAAACACTGGCAGCTTGGTTTGCCGAAATGGGAACCAGCAGATCATATTGACTTGATAGAGGTAGCGCCCGGTGCAGGAAGTTTGAAACAATATGCCGGGAGAATACATTCAAAGAAAATTCAAGACTTGCCGTACCCACCAGATAAAGCGTTAAGTAATGATGAAATTGAACAGGTTGAACTATATTGCGAGAACGATCTGGATGTTCTTGAAGATTTATGGAATGCGTTGCAACCACAAATAGAGCAGCGTATCGCTTTATCTGAACGCTACGGTATTGATTTGCGCAGCAAGAGCGACGCGCAGTTGGCTGAGACGGTGCTTAAATCTCGATGTGAAGCTGCTGTCGGGCAAAGAATATATAAACGTGATGTTGATTATAACATGACGTGGGGATATACGCCGCCAAATTATATTGCGTTTGAATTACCGCAATTGCGAGACGCCCTTGACCGTGCGAAAGAATCCGTTTTTAGTTTATCCGCTTCCGGCACTGTCGAAATGCCGTCACAATTGGAAGGTTTAGAAGTGACTGTCGGATTGACAACTTATACTATGGGTATCGGCGGCTTGCATAGTCAGGATAAACGAGCCGTGTACCGTAGCGATGAACGTGATGTGTTGTTAGATCGAGACGTTGCTCGATATTATCCACAGTTGATGATAAATTCAGGTAGATGGCCTACCTCATTAGGTCCAAATTTCATTGAGAGTTTTAAGGATATTGCCGACGAGCGTTTGACTGCTAAACGCACATTGCAGAACTTGAAGAAGCTTGGAATAACCAGCGGGGATGAATACTCTAAAGCCAAAGTCGGCGACGATGGTGGTAAGATTATGATTAATGGCACGTTCGGAAAGTGCGGTAGTCAATACAGCATACTCTTTGCACCGGAAATGTTGATTCAAACGACTCTCACTGGTCAACTATCCCTATTAATGTTGATTGAATGGCATGAGCATTACGGCATACCTGTAGTATCGGCAAACACCGACGGCATTGTTATTAAATGTCCGCGTGATAAAGTATCCTTGAGCGAAGCTTTGGTGCATGAGTGGGAGAACCGAACTGGCCTGGAAATGGAAACAGTTGAATACCGATCGATTTACTCGAGAGACGTAAATAATTACTTTGCGGTCAAGTCGGACGGTAAAGTCAAACGTAAAGGGGAGTACGCCATATCAGGTTTGGTTGAGAAAAAGAATCCAGACTCTGAGATATGCTCCGACGCAGTGGCGGCGTTCATTGCTGACGGTATACCTCTAATGCACACGTTAGCAGAGTGCAGAGATATCCGCAAATTCGTGACGATACAGAAAGTATCTGGCGGCGGTGTCAAGATGTGGGGAGAAGGTCCGCGTAAGAATACTAAAGTGCGCGACATGCTGAACACATTGCTGGCTAACGGATGGGTTAAGAGTGGCAGGTATTGGGTGAGACATGGAATGTTGAGTAACGCTCACGATGCGTACACTGCGTGTTTTAAACCTCAGGTTCCAGAATATCTTGGTAAGGTGGTGCGATGGTATTATGCGATAAACTCGCCAGGCCCTATCGTATACGCCAACGCTGACAAAGTTGTAAGCTTATCGTATGGCGCCAAACCGTGCATGACGTTACCTGACGATTTTCCTACAGATATCGATTACGATTGGTACTTAAAAAAATGCTTGACTATATTAAATGATGTAGGTTATAGTGACGGTGTTGTCAATAACTAAATGAAATACTTTACACATGCAACACGAAAAGGCCCGGGCCGAATCACAACAGACATTCAGCAAACTAGCAAGAGCTGCGAACAATGGATTATGCGGCTTGAGGCACGTGGTAGGTCCAGCCGGAAGATTGGCATTAGAGGGTAAGTTATGCAAGAAGAAATGAATTTATCGAAATGGGCCTGGATGATGGATTACTGTAAAAAGCAACGTATTCCACCAGCACAAACTTGGGCGTGGGATGAAGCTAAAGCAGCATACGAATCTGTAACAAAAACCGCACCGGGCGGTTCCCGGTAATTTGATGGAGTATGAAAAATGAAACAAGCAATTTTAGCATTAGCATTAATTATGGCAGCAAGTTCGGCAAGTGCTACAGG